TGCCCTCTTTGCGTCAGAGTTGATTCGCCTGAAGGCGCAGGTGATGTGCCTTAAATACCAGCCCGAGACAATCCTTGCTTACGCTGCGGCTAACCAGATGTCGCCAGCGGATCAACAGTTGATCCCGCAAGCCCTTGAGTTGTTGCGCGATAAGCCTTTGCGTAACTTCCGCGTAGACATCGCCGCTGACAGCCTTGTGCAGATGGACGAGGCGCAGAACCGTCAGGATCGCTTGCAGTTCTTGCAGGCATTTGGTGGGTTCCTTGCCCAAGCGTTGCCGGTAGGTCAGGCAGCACCCGAGATGGTGCCGATGATGATGGAACTGCTGCGCTTTGGTATGCAGGCGTTTAAGGCTGCTCGCCCGATTGAGGGTCAGATCGACCAGACGTTGCAGATGTTGCAGCAGTCGGCCATGCAGCGCGGTCAGGAAGGCGACGGACAGCAGGCGAGCCAGCAGGCAGAAATGCAGGCGCGTGGGCAAGAAGTCGCAAGCCGTATGCAGATGGAATCGGCACTCACGCAAGCCAAGCTCCAACAGCAGATGCAAATGGAGCAGCTAAAGGGTCAGACCCAGATGGCGATGGCACAGCAGAAGCAGCAGTTTGAAGCGCAGTTGGAAGCGATGAAACTGCAAAGCCAGCAGGAAGCCGCCAAGTACAAGGCTGACCTTGACGCGCAGACCAAGCTGATCATCGCGCAGATGAACAAAACTTTACCAATGCCCCCGTTTAATCAATGAAACGCACTTATGTTTTCGTAGACGGCGAGTTTGTGGAGCGCAAAAAGGACTCCAAGGGCCGCTATCACTACGTCCAGCCTGACATCGTGCCGTACAAGAGCATGATTGACGGCCGGATGGTCACTTCCCGCTCACAGCACCGCCGCCACCTTAAGGCGAACGGGTGCATAGAGGTGGGTAACGAAGACCCGACCAAGCACGTTTCCAAGTCCACCGCAGACCGCTCCCGGTTGGAGCGTTTGAAGTACGAAGTCAATAAGAGCATGACAAACGAGCAGGCTGACCGTTTGCTGCGTCGTTTACGGCAAGAGTTAAATTTCAGCAATCCCCACAGGAGAGGCTAACGTGGAAGATCAGAATGTCGACACCCCACAGGTAGAGACGCAAGACCGCAGGGCAATCTTGGAGCAAAGCCTTGAGGCTGCCGACCGTGGCGAGCCGGTAGAGGCGAAAACCCGTGATGACAGCGGGCGCTTTACCAAAACCGAGCGCCAACCCGAGCAAGAAGCCGCGCAGGAGGATGAGCCTCCCGTCTGGCGTCGCCCGCCCGCGTCTTGGAAGAAAGACTTTCACGAGATTTGGCAAAAAGCCGATCCAAAGATGCAGGAATACGCATGGCAGCGTGAGGAGCAGATGCGCCGAGGGGTAGAACCCTTGCTGTCAAAGGCACAATTTGCCGACCAGATGAACGAAGCCCTGCAACCGTATATGCAGACGATCCAAGGACTCGGCCTGACGCCTGATAAAGCGGTGTCAGCGTTGATGGAAGCGGATCACAAGCTGCGTAACAGCGACCCGCAGACCCGTTTGCAGTATTTTTATCAATTAGCGCAGTCCTACGGCGTCAACCTCGGTCAGCCAAGCGCACAAGGGGCTGCACAACCCACCCAAAACGTTGACCCAACCGTGTGGCAACTCCAAAACGAGTTGAATAAGGTACGCGGTGAGGTAATGGGGTGGAAACAACAGCAGGAAATGATGGAAAATCAGACCCTGCTGAACGAGATTAACGGTTTTAGCATGAAGGCCGAGCATTTTGAGGAAGCGCGACCAGCCATGATTCAACTCCTACAGAGTGGCATGGCGGAAACGCTGGAAGAAGCCTACGAAAAGGCCATCAGGCTGAATGAAGACCTGTTTGATCAGGTACAGAAGGCCAAACAAGCCGAAGTATCGTCTCAACAGGCACAGCAGATGAATAGGGCCGCGAAAGCAGCCCGAGCAGCAGCGGTGAGTGTCAGAAGCGCCACACCCGGCGTCAACGCGGCTCCCAAGGCGGCAAGTCGTCGCGCAATCCTTGAGGATATGCTTTCCGAATCGGATGCGCGTTTGTAATTAACTGATATAGGAGTATTTCAATGGCTTATGCCAACTCAAGTATCAGCGACATCATTGCCACTACGATTCAGAGCCGTAGCGGCGAACTCGCTGATAACGTGACGAACAACAACGCGTTGCTTCGTCGTTTGAAGGAGCGCGGGAACGTCAAGACGTTCTCGGGCGGTAACGTGATTTTGCAAGAAATCATGTACACCGATAACACGACCAACAACACCAACTCGTACAGCGGCTACGAAGTGTTGAACGTGGGACAGAACAGCCCGATTTCGGCTGCCCAGTTCAGCATCAAGCAGTACGCGTCGGCGGTGACCATCTCGGGTCTGGAAATGATCCAGAACACGGGCAAGGAGGCGATCATCGACCTTCTTGACGGTCGCATGGAAGTGGCCGAAGCCCAGCTTGCTAACCGCATCGCTGGCGACCTGTACGGCGACGGTACTGGCAACGCGGGCAAGAACCTTGACGGTCTTGGCGCTGCTGTGCCGGATAGCCCGACCTCGGGAACCTACGGCGGCATCAACCGTGCGGTGTGGTCGTTCTGGCAGTCGGTTGCCTACTCGGGTGTCACCAATGGTGGCGCTGCGGTGTCGGCTTCCAACATCCAGCAGTACATGGACTCGGTTGCGGTGCAGCTGATCCGTGGTACCGACAAGCCTGACCTGATCGTGGCCGACAATAACTTCTACCGCTTGTACTTGCAGTCGTTGCAGAGCATCCAGCGCATCACGGACTCCGGTTCGGGTATGGCTGGCGCTGGCTTTGCTGCCCTTAAGTACTACGGTGCTGGTATGGCTTCCGATGTGGTGCTGGACGGTGGTATCGGTGCGGGAACGTACAACAGCGGTTCGGGTAACTCCAACCACATGTGGTTCCTCAACACCAAGTACCTGCACTTCCGCCCGCACAAAGATCGTAACTTTGTGCCGATTGGCGGCGAGCGGCAGGCGGTCAACCAAGACGCCATTGTTAAGCTGATTGGCTGGGCAGGTAACTTGACCTGCTCGGGTAGTCAGTTCCAAGGCGTGTTGTACGCATAAGGAGTATTGACCATGCCAGTTATTGTTAATGGCTTTGCGTATCCGGCCCTTGGTGATACGTCTACGAGCGCCGTGATTAATCCCGGCACCGTTGTCAATCTTGATGACGGCGGCTTGGCCGTGTATGTGCAGGCAGCGTCAAACCTGTCGCAGTACAACGCGGTTTGCATTCCCAACTCCAACATTGCCACGAACGCCACGACGGCTCGCGTTGCCAGCACCAAGCGTGTTGGTTTCGCGCAGGTGTCGATTGCGTCTGGTTATTACGGTTGGGTGCATCTCGGCGGTAAGGTTCGCGTGAATGTGTCGGCTTCTTGCCTCCCGGCAGTTGCCCTCTACACCACAACGACCGAAGGACTGTTGGACGATGCCACCGTTTCCGGTGCGATGGTCGCGGGTGTTGTCACGGAAGTGACTGCCTCGGCCACCTCCGCGATGACGGCGGTAGCGGCCTTCACGATGGTCATTCCGGTGCCGTCAAACGCGACGCCGTAATGAAAAAGCTGGAACTCACGGTGCAGGCGGCAGGAACCCCGGAGGAACTTTGTTCCAATATCCGGTCTGCTCTTGCCCGTGGGCTTCCAGAGTTGACGCCCGCTCCTACGTCACACGATGGAACATTTGTGTGCGTGGCGAGCGGGTGGTCAATGCCCTCGTTTATTGATGAAATCCGCGCCCAACGTGAAATGGGACGCCCGATTGTGGCGGTAAAGGCGGCACATGATTATCTGTGCGACCACGGCATTGACCCTGATATATGGGTCAACCTTGACCCTCGGGATCGCACGAACGGCATCCAGAAGGCTAACGATCACACGGTGTATTTCGTTGCCTCTCGCTGCCCTCCCATTACGTTTGACCACCTCAAAGATCGCAAGATCTTGTTGTGGCACTCATGGTCAGACGGCCCCGAATGCAAAGCTCTGCCCGGTGGTAAACTAGCCATTGGCGGCGGGACGACAAGCGGAATGCGAGCAATCAACATTGGTTATCTGCTCGGATACCGTAAGTTTGTGCTGTACGGGTACGACAGTTGTAACGACGCTGAAGGCAAAAAGCGGTTTACCGGCGAAATGACCGGCCCTACGCTGGATGTGTACGTTGGCGCAGAGAAGCGCAAATTTACCTGCAATGCTGCAATGGCGCAGCAGGCAAACGAATTTCAGATGCTCTATGCGGTAATGCCTGACATTACCGTAGAAGCAAAGGGGCCGGGACTTATCGCGGCCATTATTGACGAGCGTAAACGGCTCAAATTTGTGGCATAGGAGTAATTAAATGGCATTTCCTTCAAGAGTACAGGGTGCGGGTCAGTCCGGCGGTGCTACCACAGCAATCTGCGGTGATGTGTCCTCCAACCTCACGGCGACTGGTTCAACGGCAACCGATGCGCTTCAGTTGAGCGCGGTGGTGAGCCGAGTTGGCACGACTGCCTCTGGCACGGGCGTGAAGCTCCCAGCGGCTGAAGCCGGTGCAATGGTGGTGGTTCGTAACGACGGCGCACAATCCCTCACGGTGTACCCGGTGACTGGATCAACCATCAATGGCAGCGCGAGCAACACCATTGCGGCGGGCAAGGCTGACCTGTATTTCGGCACCAGCACGACGACTTGGGTTTCGCTCGACGGAGCCTAATCCGTGGCGATCCCGTCGCGGGTTCTTGGCAGCGGCGTTAATGCGCTCTCTACTGTCTCCATCTGTGGGGACGGTACGAGTGCGGTTACGGCTGCCGGAACCTCGGCGGGTGCTGCCACACAGATAACTTACGTCTACAACAACGTCACGACGGTAGGGGCGGGGGCAGGTGTTAAGTTGCCGCCGACCGAGATGGGCGAGTTGATATGGATAACCAATTCGGGCGCTAACGCGCTAACGGTGTATCCATACGAGGCTGCGACCACCATCAACGCCACAAGCTCGGCGGTAATTAACAAAACCTCTGCGGCAGCGTTTTTTGCCATTAGCAATAGCGAATGGGAAGAACTGCAAGGGTTTAACGGCGAAGTCCCAATCCTGCACTACGGCGCGTTTTCTGACACGACCCTGCAAACTATCGTGTCAGCGAATGCCGCCTATGCAATGACGTTCAACACGACGGACGAGGCCAATGGCATTTCTATTGGCTCGCCTAGCTCTCGCCTCGTTGTAGACAATCAGGGCGTCTATAACGTGCAGTTTTCAGCGCAGTTAGACAAATCCTCTGGCGCTGCAGCAGAGGTTCATATTTGGCTGCGTAAAAACGGCACAAACGTCCCAAATACCGCTAGTAAGGTGGTCATTCAAGGCACGGCAGCAGAACTTGTTGCCGCTTGGAACTTTGTTCTGCAACTAAACGCGACTGATTATGTAGAATTGATGTGGGCAAGTAACGACACAGATGTGGTTTTACTTGCCGCCAGCACCACAAGTGTTTGGCCCGCAATTCCCTCGGTTATTTGCACGATCACACAGGTCAACAACCTGTAATTTCACTAACCTCCCCACAGGAGAACGACGATGCCTTTAGATAGCGACATTGCAAACGGCGACTCACAGTTGCACGTTGAGTTTTACACTTCAGACACAAGGGGCTGGGAAGGTAAGCCGTTTGTGCGGATTATGATTCCCGGTGACAAAAACACCATCATTGACCAGCCTTGCCGAGAGGATCACAAAGAGCGATTTCCGCGCCAATGGCTGCATTATCAGATTCAGCAGAGCGAGGGAGCCGCAGCAGAGATTGGCACGCCCTTGCAACAATGGCATCGTGACGAACCAGAGCAGATCACCCGTGACCATATCGCGGAGTTGGCGATTCTGAAGTTTGTGACGGTGGAGCAGTTGGCATTGGCCGGTGACGGTCAGTTGCAGCGAATTATGGGCGGGCCGGGTCTGCGCGAACGTGCGCGGCAGTACCTCAACCGCAAGAACCGCTCGGAAGCCAGCGCCGAGTTAGAAGATACCAAGAAGCAACTGGAAGCCCTGCAAGTGCAGATGGCGCAGTTGTTGAGTCAGGAAGCCCCAAAGCGACGAGGGCGACCGCCTAAAGAGGGATAACTATGTCCACGACGACGATGCTTCAGCTTGTCCAACAAGTCACGAACGAGTTGGGCATTGCCACCCCGGCAACCGTAGCGGGTAACACTAGCCAAGACGTTGTACAAATCTTGGCCTTGATGAACGCCTCTGGCTACGAGCTGATGCGTCGTGCGGATTGGCGTGAGCTGACCAAGCAGCACACGTTCTACACCGAAGCGATTTCTACCACGGGAACGTGGACAGATACCGCCTATACCATCACCGGCATCCCCTCCACGGCAGGGTTGTCTACGGCCTACCAAGTGCAGGGCGTGGGCATTCCTAACGCGACGTACATTACGAGCGTTGATAGCGCCACGCAGGTCACGCTCAACTACGAACCGACCGAGGGGCAGGTAGGCGGTGAGCTGATATTCCAAAAGGTCAAATACGACCTGCCAAGCGATTACTACAGCACGGTCAACCGCACCCATTGGGACAAGA